CGGCTTTCATTTCCGTTCCCGAGAGCGTGACTATGTAAATCTTATTCGTAGTTAACCCTTTCCAAGGGATTGTCTCGGGTTGACCGTCCATTCGGAACAGAAATCTTGTGCCGCCATAGTCGTCCAAATATGTGAAAAACTGGTCGGTCGAATTTAGACTTGTCCTGCTGCCGATGAGCGTCGCGCCCTGAGCCGTAAACGTGTTGATTTTTATTTTTAAAACTGCCTTAGTATTTTGATTAGGTGCAACGCCCATTTCTATCCACTGCGCGCCTGACGATTGCAAATAATCTACTGCGGTATAGCCATCCGGCAGTCCACTCTGCGCTTGCGCCTCTTGCCATATAAATCTGCGCCTGTTCAAATGCCCTCACCGACCTTCTGAGCCGCCAGAACCTTGTCCTTGAAGCTAAGCTCCCATGTCTCGCCGTTTTTGAAATCGGGTGCTGTACCGATATATTTGGTGTCGGCGGGCAGAGTGACGGTGATATTGCCGCTCTCGGCAAAGGTTAAGCGCATCCAGCACTCGAAGTCACCTACCGGATAGCTTAGCTTTAAGGTCGTGACATCTGTAAGACGGTACTCGGTATTGTCAGTAAGGGTTATATATGGACCCTCAGAGATTTTTTGAGCGATTATGGGTTTGTTATTATAATAAAGAACTCCATTAGAGTCGGAAAGGCCATCAAGTACGGACTTATTACTATGCTCGTGGGCTTTCTTAACCGCAGGATAAACCAAACTGTTAAGAATTGTCTGTAAACTTAATGATTGTGCAGAGCTGTCGGCAGATATCTTGGCTTTAATGCTGTCTGCTTCAAGTGGTTCCACATAGCAATCCCACGTATCTGTGTTATCGACATATACATAAAAGACCGCATTGGCAAAAACTAAGAACTCATAATCGGTTTCTGTGGCAATCCCGAGAGGAATTAAAAATGTGTTATTCTCATTCGTAACCGTGAAAGCAATCAAAACTTGCTTGCCCGCCTTATAAGCTGCATCTATTTGCTCGTAGGTCTTATTGTGGGAAGTAATTGTATATCCATCTGCCCCGCTTTGCGCCTGCACATTAACAATAAAAAGTTCCGACTCTGTTGAACCTCCGCCACCTATAACCTTGCCATCGTACAGCAGCGTGCCGGTATCATCGGCGGTCAATAGGTCAATGACCGACTTGTTGGCGTGGCTGTGACGCGCGGCGGTGTTAAGCGCGATTTCAGCGGCAAGGCTGTGACTCAGACGTTCCGTGCCGTCCGGGATGGACACTTTGGCAGTGCCTGTTATCGTCGGTGCATAGCCGACTATCTCGCCGTCCGCAAAGGCGACAAGCTGTGCCGCCATGTTGCCGGGTTCAGGCACAATATCGCTCGTTATTTTGACCGTCACATAGCCGTCCGTAGGAGTCAACAGCTCGGTTTGCAAATACTCGCCGACCGTCGACTCAAAGTAGACACGATAGCTGTTTGCGCCCTCGAGCTCTTCGGGCACAGGCAAGGCAAGCAGAGTAAAATTATTTTCGGCGCGGTAGCCGACGTCATACCCGCGAGGGCGAGCATAATCAACCGTTATCGTTCTTGTCTGCATCTTTTTCCGCCTCCCCATTCTCGCCCTCCACGGGCGGTTTTTCGAGTTCTGAGAGCATATCGGACAACAGTTCGATTTTGCCGCAAACCTTGGCAAGCTCGACTTTATTGACCTCTATCTGCTGTATCAGCTGTGCGTTGTGTTTCTGCAAGGCTTCGCCCTGCGCCTTGATATCTGCAATTTTCTGTTCGATTTCTGCTTTTGTCATGTCGTCCTCCTTATGATGCGAAAGCGAGTTTTTTTGAGCCTGTTGTATTTGACCAAAATGTTATGCCGCTCTGAGTAAATGTCAGTCTGTACACGTTGCCGCTCGGGTCTTTTAATCTGACTTCCGCCCGGTCGCTCTGCGCCGCGAAAACATCAGCGCGAACATAATCGTTTCTCTGCGTTGTGTTGTCTCTCACACGCACGGAAAAAGCAGGAACTCCTGCCACTAACGACGCGCCGAAGTCTGTAGTAAATTTGACCAGCTGCGCATTAAATCCTGTAGCCCGATATGCGAGATATTCTCCTGTGTCGGTCGCATATCCCATTTCATTGACAGACAGCAATCGGCGAATATATGTCGCATCATACTCTACGCGCATGTAATCATAAGTCCATGCCTTTTCCATCTCAGAATACGGCTTTGCAGTGGTGTCAAAGTCGCGACCATTATTAAGCGATTTTCCGAACCTAAAACCTCCGTTTGAATGACCGCCAAGCGAATAATCGGCTGATGCAAAAGTAGCGTACAAACGGACATCATCAACGGATTTATATATCAATGTGTTTCCGACGCCCATGTACTTTTTTTCAGTGTCCGAATTGTTGCCCGCGCCCTGATAAAGTTCGATAGAACCTGACGATAAATCAACTCGATATCCGTCAGAACTTTTAACAGACAACATTCCACCGTCGAGGTTGATATCTCCGCCGGTGATGTTGATATCAGAGGCTTCGATGTGACCCGTGTCCAAGTTAAAAGAAAACTTCCCGGTCGGCGACGAAAGGATATCCGTCGTGATATAACTCGCGGAAATCTTGTTTGCGGCAATGCTTCGGATAACCGCGTCACCGTCTTTTGATACACCGTACTCCCAGTTCGGGGATCCGTTGTTCCAACCGTTATTAGTCCAGGCATACCCACCGGCGTTGCGGCAGTAGATAGTGTTGCTCCCCTCAAGCGTAGGCTTGTCGTGGTAATAAGTAATTACCGCGCCGCTGCTGTCTGCTTTCCGCGTGACATATAAGCCCATGCTGTTCGCGATGGTCTCATTCAGCGCGAGGGTCGCCTGCTCAAAGTCGTTGATTTGCGCAGCTTGCTGTGCGCGTGTCTGTTCGAGTACTGCCTGCTGCTTCGGTGTAAACGCGCCCATTGTGGCATATCCCGACTGCGTTGCCGTTTCGCCCTTGCCCTCAAGCTTCGTGCAGCGGTTCTGTGACTGCCACTTGACATTTGTCAACACGACTTTCTTCGTCCCCTGAGCCGTCTCAAAGTTCATCACATCGAGCGGTCTGAGGTGCGGGAAAGAGTGTGTAGTGCAGGACATAGGCGTGTATGTAAGACTGCATCGCGCGGTTTTGAGTTCCGTCACCAGTGTGCTGAGATTCATATCGCTTTGGGCGAGAAGATTGCCCTCGATGTTAAAGGCATAGTCCTTTGTGCCCGCGAGGTATTCGGTTTTGTTCTCGTCGTTTCCGACGATACGCACGCCGGAGAACACTATGTTGTTTTCGGCAAAGTCTGTATTGCCGGAAGTAAAACGATCCGAAGCTTTTATCACCGTGTGCTTGGCGTTTGTCGCATACCACCCGCCTGTCAGCTTGCCGTCATAGTCAATATACAAGCTCACGCCCATAAGCTCCGCAGCCCAGACAAGCACCTGACGATAGGTCAGGTTGTCCGCCTCCGGGCGTTTCGGTATCGATACACCCCTATGCAAAGTGTTCGTCGGGAGCTTCTGCGACACCCCGCACTTTGTGCAGGCATCGGCGACTATCTGATACAGCGTTGCAGGATAGGCAAGCTCGCTATCGTAGGCGCGATTGAACTTCGCCATGCGGTCATAAGCCGTTATTTTGATGCTCCGGAGCTTGCGCGGAGGGCTGTCCACCGTGTAATAGCCGATAGGCACGGTCTCCGTTGTCGAGCCCGTCGGAAAGCTTGTAGTGACATACAGCTGTGCGCCCTCGAACACCTTATCGTCAAACGCGCCGTCGGTATTCTCAAGAGTAAAACTCAGCTCTGACATACACGCCGAGCCCAAATCAAGCTTGCTGCCCGTGACACTCGACCAGTCCACCGTTACCGCGCCAATAATGTCTTTGTTGGTGATATTAAATGCCGTGCCTTTGGTAGGCGTACAGAGGATATTGACGGACTGCACCACATCCTCTCGCAGAGCCGCAAGCCCGGCAGAAGTTATTGGATACATAACATCACCCCTTTCGCGCCACGATTTTAAAGGTCACATTGTCAACAACATTCAGACTGCTGTTGTACAGCGGCGCACTTCTGTTGCCGACATAAAACTCTTTTGTTACATATCCGCCCTCGAGCATATTTAAGTACTTGACCGTTATATACTCCGGATTGAACATTTTCAGAATCTTGCTCGCGTTCGCTATGGACAGTCCGGAAAACTTAAGCGTTACCGCGTCGGTCTGCCCTATGCGTTTTTTGTGCATGACGACATCTTCGGTACGCCCTGCGTCGCTAGCCGAAGCGTCCTCAAGCTCCCATTTATATCCGTCCTCCGAGTCCGGATATACCGGCATAGTTACGCCGTCCACGGTAGCTATCGGATTGTCGCCGGGATTAAAAGCGGTTGCCACTGCTGTCCCACCTTCTTTCTTGACATAAAAAATGAAATATGATAGATTAAAAAGAAAAAAAGGAGAAAAATAATATGGATAATGTTCTTTTTGGACTTGGTCTTTTATCTGCGATAGGCGTAATCGCCTTTTTAGTAATTGCAGTTGTGCGGATCTTCAAGAAGAAACCCCGTAAGAATTTTGTCGTTGCAGCTTTGATTTGCTTTGTTGCATCTACCATATTCATGTTTTGCGGAGCGCAAACCAACTACAACAACATGACCCCCGAAGAAAGATCTGAATATGATTCAAAGCTTGCCGCCGAATCACAACTTAAAGAAGAAAAGAAAGCAAGCAAAGATAAAAGCAAGACGAGCGAGCCGCCGATGACAGAAGCCGCTGTGTCGCAAAATATTGGCGACGTCTCAGTCCAAGCACTTAAGCTCTATGCTGACCTCTCGGATGAACAGGCTCAAAAAGTTATAAACGACTTCAAAAAAGTGGGAATTTCCACTCCGATTTACTTTGAATCATTATCATCAAACTCGACAGATAAAAGCTTTAAGTTTTCGAACGATAAGATATCCGGAACGCTTGTCGTTTCCAATGGAAAGACGAGTTACATTTCGAGCGGCGGAGTCGAACTGTTTAACTCCAAAAAAGGCGGAGCCCTCGCAAACATTGAAGATTACTATCTCAGCTCTTACGAGTCAAATTATTACAAGGGCATGGCAGAACAACATGTTAAGCAATACCTCAAGACCCCATCAGCCGCGTCGTTTCCCGACCTCACGGATACAAGCGCATGGATTGTATCGCGCTATAAAGACACCGTTACGGTCAGCGCATGGGTTGACTCACAAAACTCCTATGGTGCACTGTTGCGCAGCGATTTTGTAATTCAAATGTCCTACGCTTCACAGGGAACAAGTCTTACATATGCGGAAATTGAAGATAAAGTTCTCTACGGTTCCTTTGTTTCATATTGAAAGCAGCCCCTTTCAGAGGGGCTGCTTTTTATATGTCGCATGGAATAACTGTTCTTCCGCTCTTTTGATTATATCTCTGAACAGCGGTTACTATAGCCTCTCCTTTTATCGTACCGTCAGGAAGCACGACCTGTATATGCCAGTCGCCGCCATCACTGCCGCGGCTTTCTTCCTTGACGACCTTTCGCAGTAAGCTCTCCGGCGTTTCGATATTCGTGCCGTTTTTCTGGTCGCCGAGCATCGCAATAAACTCTCTGTTCGGCGGAATTACTGCACCAGTTGCAAGCTTTGGAATTTGAGGTATCGATATGTCGCGCAAATCTGCAAATGGCGACAGGCCGAGTATATTTGCATTTCTCAGCTTATCGATCGACTTGTTTATGGCATTAAACGGTATTGCAACAACCTTGTTTATACCCCCGATTATTGCATTAACAACAGCTTTGAATGCTGCAGTTATGCCCTCTTTAATGCCGTCAAAAATTTTTCCGCCTACACTGAAAACATTTTTGACTGCTGTCCACGCTTGTGTAAACTTATCCTTAAACCAAGTTACAACAGGTGAAAAAGCCGTTTTAACACCCTCCCAGGCGTCCTTCGCCTTTGATTTCAAGCTTTCCCACATTCCGCCGAAGAAGTTGGAAACCGGGCCAATTACGGTTTCTTTAAACCATGATCCCGCTATGTCCCAAGCCGCTTTTACAATTTCCCAACAACCCTTTGCTATAACGCCGATATCGTAGAAAACATCGTCGAACGTCTGTTTTACGCTACCAAACAAAGTTCCAAACCATTCAGTAGCGGGAGAAAAGACGTCTTTGATTTTATCCCATGTTTTTGAAAACGTTTCTTTTATCGGTTCGGAAACATTGCTTTTAAACCATTCACCCAAAGACGACCATTTTTCTTTTATCCAGTCATACGCCTTTTTAGCAGCTGCTTTCACTTCGTCCCAATAGACTATCAGTAAAACCACTGCCGCAATTGCCACGGCTACCGCAGCAACCACAGCAACACCTACGGCAGTCGCAGCTCCGGCACTTGCGCCAAGCGCAGTACCTAATGCAGTAAAAACACCTTTGATGCTCGCGCCTATTGTAGACAGCTTGCTCACGAACTTTAAAGACTTAAAAGCGGAAACAATTCCCCCGAGGTCCTTTATCTTTTTGAAAAGCTTGGCGCCTTCAAAAACAAGTAGGAACGAACCTATTGCAGTACCGGCTCCGATAAACGCCGGTTCCCATTTTTCAAGCTCTTCTCTGACCTTCTTGAATTTCTGCTTCAGCTCTTCGGCGCGCTCTGCAAGCTTCGGGTCAATAACGCTGTCAGCGTCGGAAAATGGGCTCTTAAAATTGTTCCCCCCGCTTGATACCGTTGTGCTGCTTCCGCCTCCGCTGCCGCTATCAGATCCGGTATCCGGCGTTCCGAGACGATTGATTTCATCGATGCCGAGCAAAGCGTTTTTATAATCCTTCGCCTTTTTCGCCGCACTGCCGAAGTTTGTGGACACTTGCTGTGTGCTATTGGCAAGCTTGGCGGTGTTTGACGATGTCCGGCTCGTTGCACTCGACGTGCCGAACAATATAGCCATAACTTGCCCGGTTTTTTCGGCGAGAGCGGTCAATCTTTCAAGCAACGCCGTGACCTGCGGAATACACTGCTGCAAAGCCGGCGCAAACATCGACCCGAGCGCACTTGACAACATTTTTGTCTGAGCTTTCAAAGCAGCCTGCGCTCCTGCGAGGGTGTTCGAATATTTCGCAGCATCCCCGGTCTGGAATGCCGTCTCCCGCATGATGCCTTGTGTCGTGGCTATGCGCTTTTCTGCGTCGGTCAGCGTTGCTGCAGTCTTGCCTATCGATGCCGCGTATTCGTCCCATATAATGGACAGGTTTTTTGTAACGCCGGCGTTGTCGACGAGGATGCTGTTTTCGTTTTTGATACCTTCGGCTGCGCTCTTGATGGCTTCGCCCATCGTCATACTGCCCTGACGGTTAAATGCCGCCGAGTCTTTCAGGTTGGTCAGTATGGACTGTGTCTGCTCGTCGGAATACCCTGCCGCCGCGAGTCTCTTATACGCGGTGTAAGCGTCCATCATCGGGATAAGACCGTCTTTAGTGTACGATTTGAGCCACGCTTTCGCGGCGTTCAGGTCTTTTCCCTGCGCGGTCAATATGCTCGACAAGCCCATCTGCGCGGCTTTGTTTTCCGCATATGCGTCCGTCAACTTCTTGACCTCGCTTACTACTTCCCGTATGACCGCAACGGCAGCGGTAGTTTTTATGCCTGTAAAAAGCTTTCCGACACCCGCTCCCGTGCGCGTTGCCTGCTGTTCAAGCGACCCCAGCCTCTTGTTCGCCTTATCAATCTTGGCGTTAAAGTCCTTGGTGTTTGCTGTAATCAGCACTTGCAGTTCTTCAACTGTCATTTTTTTCACCTGCCCTGTGCCTTGCGGCGTTTTTTGATTTGGCATAAGCGGACATCCGGGCTTTGATTACCATCCACCCGGTTTGCTGCATGCCGAAAGCTGACGGGAACGCCTTTTCAAGCGTAGGATATTTTTTCGGGTCGTTAAACGCGAAAGAATCAAGCTGCCCGAGATTCCATATCAGCTGTAACTGCCATTTACGCCGCTCATTTTCTGCCTTTTGCCTTGCGGATATAAGGTCCTCAACCTCTCCGGCCGACATGCTCCAGAATTCGTCCGGGGTTATCCCGACCGCAAAAGCGCGAGGTTTGAGATCAGCGACCCACTCGGTCGCTGAGGAGAAGATTACTCTATCTCCTGCTCCTCGTCCTCCCGCTCCATGTCCGCTATCTGTTCCGGTGTAAAAAAACCGGACACCTTCATAATGCCGAGAAATGTGTCCGCTCTGTCCTCGAGGGTAAAGCCCTCGGCTTCAAGCGCATCGATGAGCTCATATGTCTTGGGGAGCGTCATATTTGCCTGGTATTTCTGCAGCGCGCCCCAGAGGGTCACTGCAAAGACCTTGGTGTATGCCAGCTTGTCAAGAGCTTCAAGCAGGCTGCAGCCTATACGGTCTTCCACTTCGATTTTTGTCGCCGTCGTGAGCTTGAGCTTGTACTCCTTCTCGCCGGCGGTCAATCTATAAAAAGGTGCATTACACGCAGTAAGCATAGTTGTTGTCTCCTTATTTTAAATTTTCGGCGGAGTTTCCCCCGCCGATGTGTTCTTTAGCCGCCGGACGAGGTATATTCCTCTATATCCGACGATGGAGTGATTTTTGCAGTAAAGGTCAGCGCCTCTGCAACGCCCTTTCCGGGCATCGAAAGTGACACTCTGCCTGTCCATGTGAAACCGGAACCGTCCGGGAACAGCAGAATAAAGGTCTTGTCTGCATCCTTAGCTTCCTTGAGGGTCGCCCAGTTCGTGCCGGTCTTCATGCCCTCATAGCCGAAAGTAAACGCCATGTCTCCGGGGTCGGAAAGCCCGGGCTTATACTTTCTCTGCGTGTCCTTCATCGTGGTCACGTCGATTTTGTCCGATTCGCCGAGCATATCGGGAAAATCAAGCAGACCGGGAACTTCAGCTGCCGCTTCTGCGCTCGCGCCCATTTGCAGAATCACGCCTATAGAAGTCTGATAATCTTCCATTTGTACTTACCTCCTTATTAACTGCGGTAAAACCGCTTCGTGTTGTTGTCGTAGACTCCGTTATAAAGCAGGACGGTGCGGTATAACACCGTACCGTCCTGCTGTTCGTCCTCAAGGTGGTTAGGACTGCCACGAAGCAGACCGAGGCGGAGCATTGCATCGTCAACTTGTCTCTCGACCTCGTTTCTGCCCTCCGGCGTCGCCATCCACACCTGGATCTGCACGGCGATCCGGGAAAAATGGTCCGGACGCGAAGAGGATGGCATTTTAACGGAGTTATCCATCTGCTTTATCAAACCGTGCCGTTCAAAACTCTGCGGATATTCCGCAGACCATTTCACACCCGGTACGGCGAGTGAAAGCACATCATAAGTCACCTGTTCGATATCAACCATTTTTCTGACCGCCTTTACGACTTATTTCCTGTTGTATCGCGCGCTTATAGCACTCGAGTATTGCTTCGCGATTGTTTATAAGCGCAGGATAGAGATACGGCTGCGCCTTTTGTCCGCTTATCATTCGCCAGCCGACACCAGGGATTTTGCCGCGCCACTTGTCCGCCTTGTAATGGATCCCGCCCGGGAGCTCATAAGTATATGTGCCGTTACCTTTAGGACCCGTACCGAATTCCACATAGGCGGCGTATTCAACATTGGTCAATACGCTGCCGATATGCTTGCTACCCTCGCGCTTGTAGTCGGTATGCAGCGACGCGCGCAAGTTGCCGTTATCTACTGGACACAACTCTTTTGCGCTGTTGTTGACTATTCGCGCCGCCTCGCGCGTGCCGTTTGAAATAGCGGTATCAGTGCCGCCGAGCTTTGCGAGCTTTTTAGCCAGCTCGCCGAGACCCTTAATTTCAATGCTCATCGGCTCACCGCCTTGCAAAGATACAGCGTGTGGCTGTCGTGCGGCTGGATCTCGGTGATTCGGTAATAAGCGCCACCGTATTTCACATAGTCGCCCTTCTCGACAGCGAGCGTATCGGATGTTGAAAAGGTGGCGTCTTTGTTGCACTGCAGCCCCCATTCCTGCGCCCGCATGGCATCAGTAACAAGCCGGAAGTTGACAGTAAAAGAGCCCGCAGGCGTTTCTGCGGGCTTCACTGTTTCACTGCCGAGCGTTCCTGTCTGTTTGACGGCTTTATAATGCTCGACTGTTTTGTCCTGAAATACGGCGCGCTGTGCGCGTCTGAAGGCGTCGGGGATCTTCACCAGAAAAGCCTCCTCCACTCGTTGAGCATCACCTTTTCGCTGTCGCTCAGTTCCGCCGTTGTGGCGAGGTCTGAGTCGCTGTGCTTAAAGCTCACGCTCTGGTCGCCGTCCGTTATGCTCGCAACAGTCTGAGCCGCATCGGTAGAGCCCGGCTGCTGCGTGCGGTAACGCTGCGCGGCTATCTCTGCCACAAGCAGATCAAGACCGGGGACAAGCTCACGCCGCTTGGTATATCGCAATACCTTGGACTCGACGCTATCCAGCAGATACCGGGCAGCCGGCAGCGACATTTCCTTACCCAACATCACGCGCATCCGGGCTATGAGGTCGGCCTTGTTCTGCTCCGTCATATCAGCCCACCAGCCTTGCGGTCATGTCGCTGTCAAGGGTCTTGACGCCGTACAGGATATCAAAGCTGACGCGGTCGGTCTTGTGCTTGATGTCGTAATCATATACGACTCTGATAGCAAGACCGTTCCTGCTCGATGCAATAGCCGCATTATTCGCGCCCATAGGCAGCTCAAGCTGACGGGTGACGAGTGCAAGGCCGTTGCGGTGGAACGCGAGGGAGTGGGTCGTTTTGACGAGATACACCTTGACTGCCGCGTCCGAGGCAATAGTGCGGTGGATAGGCTGATCTATCGCGACCTCGGCGACCGCGCCGCTTGCGGCAGTTGCATCGGCGGTAAATCTGTAAAGATAGCCGTCGAGGATAAAGCCGTCGCCCTTTTTAAAGGTGCCGGTCGTCGCAGTGACATCCGAGAGTGCGACCTTAGTCTCGCCGGCGGTGCAGGAGACCTTTGCAGCGGTCGCAGTACCCGCAGTTGCCGCGAGGGTATCGGGAGCATTCTGCGACATATAGGTGTCAAGACCATAAATAGAGCCGAGCTCCGCCGAACGCAGGGCGTCGGAGTTGCCCGCGTATGCGACCTTTGAGAGGTTCTCCGTGGTCAGATAGCGATACTTGTGCGTCGGGTTGACGAGCAGTCTGCGCTGCTGTATCGGCACGCCCTTGAGGTCAAACGCCTTGGCAATGTTGGCAATGTCCTTGAGGTCGGTCGCGTTCGCGGTGCCGCTCACGGTGTTGCCGGCATTCGCGATGCCCTCAGCAATAATATCGCTGTCGATAGCCTGGGATATGGCCTGCACCGCGGGAGAGATGATCTGCTCAGAAAATGACTTGATGTCGAGGGTCATTTCCTTGGAAGTGACCGGAACGGTGACATCGCGGAAATGGTCGAGGGTCACCTTGACGCTGCCCTCGTTCACGTTCTGATCTACGGTCTCGCCGACGAAGTTCTTCGCGGAAAACTTCGCGGGCTTGCGGATGGTGATGGTATCACCGACGTGTGCGAACTCCTTGGAATAGTCCTTGTGGACAAGGTCGGCAGCAACGAGATTGTTCTCGAGCACCATAAGAGCCTCGTTCGCGACTATCTGAGGAGTCAGAAATTTGTTTGACATTTGTTAAATCCTCCGTTTTTACTGATTTTTGCGCCAATTTACATAATCGGCATAGTTTTCGGGGGCTTCGCCCGGTTCGGGGTCTCCGCCGCCGTGGTCGGGGTCTCCGCCCCTCTGTCTGGTTTCGACTTTGTCAAAGAGATAGGCGTCGCTTTCTCTGATTGCTTTGAGCTGATCGTCAAAGCCCTCGAGCTTGCCGTCTTTGTCGAGCTTCACGCTGCCGGGCGTTATCAAAGCTTTTATCGCTCTTGCGTTCTTGCCCTTGGCGGCTGTAATAGCGGCATCGATAGCGGAGTCAAGCTTCATAGCGGCGATATCGCTATCATACTTAGCCTTAGCCTGCTTGTTTTCGTTCTGCAGCTGTGTAATCGTAGCCTGCAGTCCGGCGGTATCAACCTTTTTGAGCTCTTCAAGCTGACCGTCCCGCTCTGCTATCTGACCCTCAAGGTTCTTGACCTTGTCGGACTCGGCGCGAAAATCTGCTTTTGAAACAAAGTTCTTGCCGATATAGCTCGCTATCTTCTTGTCGATGTCCTCGGTGTGTGCGTCGCCTAAAATGTCTTTAAGCCAGTCCATGTCTGTCCTTTCCCGCGCTCCCTTTTTACTTGGCCAGTCCCAATATTGCGCGACACCATTTTGCTCCGGGTGGCGGATAAATTTGGATATAAAAACAGCGCTTTGCATTTGACTGCAAAACGCTGTAATTATTATGTTGTGATATGACAAAACCGCCTCGCTTTCGCTTGGCGGCTTGTTATTTATTATTGATCCTCTTCATCAAGAGTATCTTTTCCGAAAGCCTTTATATAGCTCTCGGTGAGGTCTTTTATGATTATGGGGGCTTCATCTTCGTCCAGTATTCCGTCGAGGCGGCCTTTGAGCAAATCCTCATAGTAGAGATAGAGCTCGTCGCTCATGGCTTCGCTGAGATCGTTGTTGTCCACTTCCCACTTTATCAGCGGAAGCACCGCGTTAAGACGTTCGGCTTCTTCAAGGATATCCTGATCGAACTCCGAAAGATATGAATTTTCGAGAAGTCTTCCCGTTATTGGCGGTATACTCGTAATCACACGACTTTCAAAAATTTCTGTTGCGCCCTGATAATCAAGGTCGTATTTCATCTTTTTCTCACCCTTTCTTTCCAAACATTGCCTTCAACCCTTTTGTTTGAGATAACATTCACTTCAACATCCGGGTATAGTTCTTTAAATTGCTGCATCACCCCTTTACAGCTATCACACATTCCACGTTCGGAAAGCATACATATCTTTTTAAAGGGGGTTGTTTCATACAAATCAGCAAAGAACTCAAAAAGCTTTGCCTCAGTATCATTGTGGGTTCCTTCTCTTATCGTTCCATCCTCTCGGCGAACAGCAATATATTTAAAACGTCGTGCCTCTTTTAGTAAAACCAATTTTCCAGTTCCTTTATACCCACTGCTATCTGCTTTTGTAGATACTGCACTATGTGCATAGTACATATTGTCAAAATCATCATCGATATATGCTCCGGCAATGTTTCCGCTTCTTTTGTATTTGCTCGTGAACTGGAGTCTTTTTTCATAAATAACCTTTTTATCAAACCGTAAGATTTCATCAGTAGATAAATTGCCTGAATCTATCTTGTATTGATTCGCCAAGCGGTATTGCCTCTTGAGCGTCTTCCACTTCTCAGGATCATTATACTTTATTTTTAAGAATTCATCAAGAGAATCCGGCACGTTTTCTTTTAAGACTGCCGAATACCGTTCGAACTGATCTCTATTGTAGGAGGACACTTGTGTCAAAGTCTTGGGCGGATAATATTTAAGCTTCCCGGTAAGAGGATTTATATTATCCGCAAGCCACTCCTCATATGTCGTTTCCGCCGGAATAAGCACGGTTTTCCCGGTCTCGGGATCCAATGCCCGGCGTTTGAGTTCGGCTCGGTTTTGTCCCTCTATGACTGCCGTCGTAGTACAACGGTCATTCGGATGGAGCGGCGGATAGTTTATGCCCTCTTTTGCTTCGGAAACCGGAAAAGTCTTGCCGTCTAAAGCGCCGCAGACATCGCAGGTGCGCCCGTCAAGGGTGGCGAGAAATCTGTATTCCGTTATGCCTTCCTCTTCGTATGCCGCTTTTTCAGCGGCGTTGTGCACACGGTTCGTCTCGGTGCGTATCAGCCGCATCGAGCTGTACATTCCGGACTGCATAGCGTCGGCGAGCTGGCGCGCCATTACCTGCGGACCCGCTCCCGTCATAATTCCACGCGCCACAATACCGTATGCGCTGTTGGCAAGCGCGGATGTGTTCTGCCAGATACGGTCGGAAAAATTCGCGCCTTTCCATTGGTCATTTACTATGGTGTTTACGGCGCCCTTCGGCAGAGCTGAGAACTCAAAGCCTAATCCCGTGCCGATCTGCGTGTCATATATACTGCGATAGTATGTATCCCCGCTCACGTCTTCAAGCAGCCGCTTGAGTTCCCGCTTCTCCCGGTCGGCAAGCAATGCCGTTTCCGTCTCGATATTGGCTTTCAAAGCCTCAAGGCGGTTTATTCTCGCAGCGTATGCCGGCGCATTGAGACGGGCAAGTGCTTTTCTCTTTATGACCGGGTCTTTTATGTTATTGAGCTCTTTGCGCAGTGCTTCCAATTCTGCTTCCGCTTCTTTGGTGTTCAGCATCCGACGAGCTTCTTCCGGCGTCAATTCACCATTTGCCGCATAACGCGAAAATATCCGATTTATGCGGGCGTCGAGGTCCTTCTGTGCCTTGGCGTATAACTTGACCGTTTTTGTCTTTATAGCCCGCGTCGAGGCACGTCGGGCATATTCCTCGCGCTGCAGTGCCCGCTCCTCCCAATAGAGATCAGAGCGCATTATTCATCATCCTTTTCGGAATCGTCCTTGTCGTCATCGTCGCCGATAAACATCTTTGCGTTTTTCTCGCGCTGCTTCTGCAGCTCTTCATACGCCTGCGCGACATCATCAACAAACGGGTGCTTTGCTAAAAGCATCTTATCAGGCACAAGCCCTTGCGACTTCTGGATTATGTCCACCGTCTCCGCATCATTGACTATCATCGACTTGTGGACATCGTATTTTATAAGCGTATAGTCATAGTCGGTACCGTTCTTCAGGTTGATATCCTGCGTAATAAACCATGACAGCTCTTTCAGCATGACCTTTAACTTTGAGACAAGCGGGTCAGCCTTAAGGTCAAGCAGGGTGTATCGGAATTTCAGACTGACGCCTGACGGCGCGCTGCCGAGCTTTTCATCGTTCATATCAATGCCGCGTCCGATATGATATATGTCCCGGCGGAGCATATCGAGCCAGGCGAGGCGCTCGGTGACATTCAGTGTGACCTGCTCCGCGCTTATCTTGCCTGACGGATCGCTTATTGACACTGCCTTGTTTATCTGCAGCTTCTGCTGTATCGCTTTTGCGGTCTCGCCGCCGTATCCTTGTATCATCCAGTAAAGCTCGACGAGATCTATCTGATTATTCGTCGACGCAGAAGATATCAGGTTATATGCGTCAAGCAGACCTTTGATTCGCGAAAGGTCGGTCTGATGCGCAGAGTTGTTATAAAGCGGAACAAACGGGATTCTCCCCCAAGACCGCGCTTCAACCGAAACGCGCTCGTCGTTGATTATCTGCTCGTTGTACCAGTGTGGGCTGTTGCTTTCGAGCACGAACTCTCCGGCATCGTTTTCGACATAGCGCTTTACCCCTGTTGCAGTCCACCACTCTACCCGCTCCCGCTCCGTCTCTGTGCCGTTTTGCACGACGGTTATTTTATAATGGCGGAAAAAGTCGGTAATCACCTGCTGATAGCTCATATCGCGGCAGGCAATACATTCCGTCGTCGGGATAACAACAAAACAAAGCTTGCCGGCTGCCGAGTAATAGACATGCAGCCATCCGACGATACAATTTGACGCATTTGTCGCGAGGTCAGGGAGCATGTCCACAAAAGCCTCGTCGGAGGTCACTGCGGTGACAGCGTCCTCAAAAGCTTTCAGACTTTCATCTGCACCGCCCGCTCCGTCATTTGCGCCCTCAACAGAGACGGAAAGCGGCTTGCCGAGGATGTACGCGACCTTCTGGTCGACCATCAGCGCATGGAAATTATGCACATTGTGGTGATTCGAATTGTTTTCGTTGATTATCTTAACACCGCCGCGCTTTATGCCCGCCGGGCTGTTTTCGTCTTCTTCGTAGACGACCGTCTCGCGAAAATCTTTCTGCAGAATGTCCTGCATACCGCGATAATATCGGAGTCCCTCGCATGCCGCCAGATACTCCGGGTCTTCCCGCGCATTTTTAAGCACGGTTTTGATAATCTCATCGTCCGTAGCCGTATGGTGATACGCGAGCTTTTCTCTTATCAAGTCCATATTGTTAATCATTAAGTTACCCTCACATTCTGCTGGTCGTTCTCTGTGGCGTAGCGCGTGGCGTCAATCGTGTGGTTGTCTCTATCGGGATAGTTCGCCTTATAATTGCCGTCCTTATCCCGTTCGAGCTCATACGATGAAAATTCCCGCGCCGCGTTTGGACAGCGGGCGGGATCTATTATTATTTCGTCGAGGTCGCGCAGCCATTCTATGCCGTGCTTCACGCTGTCCGGACCCTTGCGTGCGCCTCTGACTCTCAGGCCGTATTCATACATATCCGCTATAGACTTCGGTTCGGCGGAGTCTGCGATAATTTCGCCGGCAACTCCACGAGATTTTATACGGTCGGCGGCAAGTCTGTTGCTCATGCCCGCCGCGTATATCTCGTCGTATATGTACAGCCGCCTGCGCGGCTTGTCATAGTTGCACGATATAAAAACAAACGGGTCAACCGCATAGCCCCAGTCTATGCCGCGTCTGATACGGTCAAACCGCGCAATCTCTTCATTGCTGATGGGTCGGATACTGATGTTTCGGAATACCTCGCCGCCCGTGCCGGTGACTTCCCCGAGGAACTCGTGCCTATATCGTTCCGGCGAGTGCTGTTTCAGGTGCTCCGCCTCCAACAGCAGCGGCGCGCCTATCCAGTCCTGCGGCACAGTCAAATATGTGCTGTGATGTACCAGGCGGTCGGCGCGCTCTACGCGCACCTCATCATTCACCCACGCCCGCAGCGACTCAGGGGGATTGTACGAATAAAAAACATCGAATTTACTGCCGCCGCGCATGACCGACTGCAGCACGTTATCGGTCTCCCGCATCCCGGAAAACTGATTCCATTCTTCAAACCAGATATAACGAAAATAGCCGAACGGGATTTTTATGGACTTGACTTTCATCGGATCGTCAAGACCTCGAAACATAATCGTTTGCCCGCTCGGCAGATATGTGATTTTCATCGGACTGACCGTCGCTTTAAAATACTGCGACACGCCCAGTTTATCAATAGCCCACAGCATTTGTGCAAAAACGCTGTCCCGCAGCGTGTCTGCAATTTTGCGGAACACGATCGCGTGCGCGTCAGGGTTTTTAATGATGCCGCAGACAATTTCAAGCGATATATAGCTGCTCTTCGTGCTTCCGCGCCCGCCTTTAAGCACATAGTGCGTATGCTGCCCAGCACACACATCGCGATGCACCTCATAAAACGACGGCGCGATTATGTCAGTAAGCCTGACGGCCATGTTAGCCGCCCCCTATATCGTCGATAATCTGCGGCGCGTTGACGGAGACTTCAATTCCATCCTTAAACAGGCTGAAACGCTTTCCGAGCAGCTCCGCAGCCTTCAGGCGCTCCTTTTCGTCCGGCGGCTTATCCAGAACCTTTGCCGCCGAGCAGCCGTCGCCTTGACCTTCCACAACCACGACACTCGCCGTGCTGTCTCCGCGCATCACGGCGGTGAGGTACTCCATAACCTCCTGCGCGTCGGCTATCTTTTTCGAACTCAGCTCATCGAGTTTTGCTTCGATGTAGGCTTTAACATTAGCATTTGTTAGCAGCCTTGACGCATTGGCTCTCGCAGCATCATCCGATTTTATCCGCGGATAAGCAGCCTTGTATGCTCTTGTCGCGTTGCAGTCGATGATGTATTCATCCGCAAATTTCCGCTGTTTGTCGGTCATGGTCTCACCTCCGGTCTTGTGTCACATATTTTTTACAATCGGGTTATAAAAAGCATAAAAAAAGCAGCCTCAAAAGGCTGCAAAAAAAGTTTTATCAAACTCATGTTCGATAATAATATCACATACGCAATCGATCCGCAAGCACAAAATATTAAAAAATTAAGTTTCTGAATTTTGCACAAATAAAACAACAGTACAGCGATAAAATTAGGCTATTCGAACACAAGAGAATGTGTCCGATTATATTGAAATTTTTTCGAAAAGGGCTTATAATTTTTCCAGGAAAAGTTTGGCAGCGCAGCAGAGGAAAATAGGATATCGAAAGGTGTGTCTATCTTGTCTCTGCCAATAGTCGTCTTTATCACGTGGATCGTCTTCGGCTCGTCACCAATAAAAGCCGCTGTAATTTCTATTTTGGAAATCACTGCCGCTGTTATTGAAAATCTGCTTCACAAAAAACATCCGCAGAATGAGCCACAATCGCTTAATCTCAAAAAAATCATATCGCTCTCCATGACAACTGTGTTGTATTTCCCGTTAGCACTGATCATCATATCAACAATCGCCAACACAAAATCATCGAGCTCTCTGCCGAAAGAGATCTGGGAAGTATCGATAAAATACTTCAATCTTTTTAGTACGATTTCCTCATTAAAGGAATTCGTAGACGGCGTCTCTGCGCTACTGTCTCTGTCTATGAGCGTCGTGAGCGTGTAGAAAAGCACCGCGGTCACCCCTAATGACCACGGTGTTAGATACGCAACAACAAAAGCAATACTTCCGTCGTGTTCTGTTGCGCGCCCTTTTCCTCAATAATGTCCTCACCATACAGTTGTGGTGAGGACATTTTGCACCACATAAAAATTCTTCTTTGTGTAGCCTGATTATATTAACACATAACACCACTTATGTCAAGTCTTTTTTTGTTTTTTTAGCTCTTCTCACCTAAAGCCCCGCTATTTATGACGCCGCGGGGCAGGCGTATGTGAAAGGGGACATAAAAATGAAGAATAGAATATCGGTAACATTCTTCATCCTAATGCTACCACACATGAATTCCTCATTGTCCTCAACTTTGCCGAATATAGCGATAACAAATATTGCTACAATTCTTAGCGGTGTTATTACCGCCGGTTCGCGCCGCCACATCTTCCCATGTCAGTCCCTCGATAAAGCGCAGCGTGAATATCTGCCGGGTCAGGCTGTCGGGAATATCCGATATGTAGCGCTCAAGTCGGCTGCGCTCATATATGCGCTGCTCGATTTTAGCCTGGATTATAGCTTCGAGATCCGTTATCTCCGCTATGCAGCGTTCAAGCGCAGGCTCAGGGTTAGGGCTATGCGGCATACCGTCGTAGTTCGGCGACCTCGGGCAGAGCAAATTTGCCCGCAGTTCCGCAAGCCTCTCACGGTCAAGCTCTATCTCCTTGTCAAGGTAGTACAGCTGCGACAACTCTTTAAGCGTCATTTAACAGCCTCCTCTCGGGTTTTGTCGTGCTTTTCAATCTCCGGCTTCAGACAATGCCAAAACGGGCACAGCGGTCTCTCCCCGCCTGTTTTAATCAGCCACACACAGTTCTTGTCCGGGCAGATAAATATGTCAGCCACCGCTGTCACCATCCATTTTCGCACCACAGCAGGAGCAATACGCATAAAATTTTTGAAACTGTCGAAATGCCGTCATGCCGCCAGTCTGTCTCGTGTCGTAATATTCCCCACACTCGCTGCACTCGGCGCCCTCGCCGTCCGAAATCGGAATCCAGTATCCATGCCTGACCTCTACCACATCGGCGGCGGGTGCATCTTGCAAGATTTTTATTGCGGCATTCCAGCCGTCCGCATAGCTTTTGTTCTCAAAAACATCTCGGTTGCACAAGCCTATCCCGAGCGCAACACGGTCAATATAATCGCTCATTTTTTTACCTCCGTCCATTTTTGCGCCGCAAGCATATCCGATTTCGGGCACTTCGCCGCATTGCGGACAAGGTTTTAATTCAGCCATTGTTTTCACACTCCTTTAATTAATGCTTGTTCCGCTTCTTCACGGGTGAGAAAAATTGAATTATTTATCGCTCGTACATCAAAAACGACATTTTCAGTCACAAAAATCACTTTGTTTTCGGTATATGTAATTTCATAGATTGTGCTTGTGTATATCCTTACACCGTCAGTTTGATAGATTGTGTCACCCACCTTGCACGGCACCGCGGTTACGCCGTGTTCAAGAAGATAGTCTGCAAGGTAATCGGTGTAATCGGTGAAGCTTCCTGTTTCGGGTTCCGTTCTTTTAGCTTCAATCATCAAATCAATCAGTCGTTCTCTGTCAGTCATTGTCACTCATCTCCTGCACATAACACCACGACTGCGGTGCTTTCTTAATCCAGTTCAAACAACACCACTCCGTATTACATGCCCCATCAACTCTGTAAAACTCTGCTTCTGTTTCACTAATATATTCGTATCCAAACTCACAAAGAGGGCAATACGGCATTTCGGGAGAAACACAAGGTTTTCTAAAATCCTCTAATGTTTTAGGTTTTTTGTAAATTTTGAAGTCAGAGATATGCCAGCCATAAGTCATCTTGACACCAGCGTACTTCACAAAATCATCTCGGCTCAAGCAAGACTCTTTGTTAATATAATCTTTTGTGTTATAGTCAAACGGCGCAATGCTATCACAATCAATGGTAATAATTTTATCGCATACAAACTCACCAATGACTTTACCGCAATATTTGCCCTGAAAATATCCATCACCTTTTCGATAGAAATCTTTAGTGCAGTAGATATAACACTTAAATGGTGTCGTTATTCTCGGTCGTGTTTTTCGCACCTCAACCGTCTTTTCGCCGTTTGCTATCAGTTTGCAGTATTTTGGTCTAACGCTAATCAAAACTTCCCTGTCAGTCATTCTTTTGTCAGTCATTCTTTTCTCTCCTCTCACAATCTCGATAAACTCGATTCAATATCTCGCGAAGCGCATCTTCATACATCATAGTCGTCACTCACTTTCAAAAATCCCATTTCAATGAGTTCTTGACCGCATCGCGGACAGTCGTGCCGGTTATTATCATCTGCCTCGAATATCTTACAGCAGTAATAACATCTCAGGCAGTGTGTTTCCCGGTCACTCGTCCGCTCCCGTATGTAGCGCCTGTTGGTCTCTTCCTGGGTTATTTGTTTCAGCATGGCAGCTCCTCGATTCTCACATAAATTCCCGGCACGGCAGCCCAAAACTTTTCGCTGATCTCCGATGCGACCTGCGCATCGTCCTTCCAAAAGTGCAGGCGGGTCATGCAGTCTTTCAAGACTTTCTCGAGATTGTCCGTATCGGGCTTCGAGGTTTTCCATTCCCCGTCTCTGTACTTAGTCCCTGTATTGCTGAAGCACCATTTGACCATCAGCCTGACCGCGCCTGAATACGATTCCTGCGGAATGTGTTCTGCCAGGTGTGCCGTCAGCTTCCCCTTTGTCGCTTTCAGCTCGGTTGAATCGTACATTATCGCCTTACCGTTTTTGACGGTTATCTTTTTGTCGTGATGCGTTACCGTGGGCGGATGCATCGGCATGAAAAATTCAGTTGTCATTTTCGTTTCCTTTCTTCAAAATTTTAAAAAATTTGCTTTTGTCTAAGGCAGGCGAAAAGTTGTGTGCGGCGGCAGCTTCAAGCCGCCACACTTTCCGCCCTTAGACGTCGGACAGACGCAAACGCATATATATCGTAGATATATATGTTTGCGTGCGTCTGTCGCAAACACGGTCTTTTTCCGATTTTGCGGCTCCGAGACGTATTTTCGGTTTTTGACCGTTTTTGCGGCTCCGAGACGCAGAAGCAAAAAACCGACTTTGCGGCTCTCACTTTTTTCCAACTTCACCGTTTTCAATCCAAAATTTTTGTGATTCTTTTAAATGTCTGCGAACCGTATCTTCAGACTTACCCATATATTCCGACAGTTCTTTTACAGTTACTCGACCATCCATATTACAAGCATTAAAAGCTGTTTCAATACTTGCAGAACGATCTCTTTGACGCTCTTTAGAATCTTTTTTGCCTTTGAAATTTTTCTGCCAGGTCTTGTTCCACGCCGGTCTATCATCCTCCGGCTTTATGTCCTCCAGCACTCTGGTATCATCTATCCGATGCACGGGGTAATCGAACCAAAGATTGACCGGAGCGAACTTCGGGAACTCACGCAAAGTACCTTCAATCCGCCACGCCGTTCGCTGCTCGATCATATTCCACGAAGCTCTTACTTCGGAGAGCATAAGGTCACGGGATGCCGGAGACAGACTCTCGCCGCACATTTTGAGCAGCTCGTGCGCGGTATTCTCTTCGTCCTGCGACGGTTCCGGCAGCTTGAAGCGGCGCATCCATTTGAGACAGATTTCCTGCTGTGCCTTGTCCTCTTGCTGTTTGCGGATACCGTCGGTTATATCAAGCTCTATGAGGTCGAGCAGCGCGTCGGGGTCGCGGGCGAACACTCCGCTGCCGGACGCTCTGTCCATGCTCCTCTTGCCGCCCTGAGCGCCTTTTGAATGGTGGTGGCAGTAGATTACCGCACACCCGAGTTCGGTGCAGACCTTGTCAAATTGGTTGCAGAAATGCGCCATCTGATCTGCGCTGTTTTCATCGCCTGTGATGATTTTATAAATCGGGTCAATGACAATGGCGATATAGTTTTTCTTTGCGGCGCGTCTGATGAGCTTCGGCGCGAGTTTATCCATCGGAATGGACTTGCCGCGCAGGTTCCACACATCGATGTTATGTAGGTTTTCCGCAGCCCAGCCGAGCGTTGTATAGACATCTTTAAAACGGTGCAGACAGCTCGCACGGTCAAGCTCGAGATTGACATACATTATCTTGCCCTGGGTACATTTGAAGCCCAGCCATTCGCGCCCCTCGGCTATGGCGCAGCACAGCTCTATCAGCGCAAAAGACTTGCCGGCCTTTGACGGTCCTGCGACAAGCATTTTGTGCCCCTGCCGCAGAACTCCGTCTATAAGCGGCGGCGCAAGCTCCGGCAGGTCGTTCCACACATCGGCGACGCTCTCCGGATCCGGCAGGTCGTCGTTTATGCTTTCAATCCATTCTTTCCATTCGTTCCATGAACTCTTGCCGATGTTTGTGTCGAGCAGGTACTGCTTCTTCCCGTTGCGCTCTACGCCTGGCATACGGCTCAATCGGGACGGGTTTTTGTTCTGGCGGTCGATGTCTATGCCGTTTTTCTTGCACACATCATAGAGGTAATCAACACGCTTGCGGTATTCGTCAAAGTTTGCGGCATCGATGCGTACAATGGCGTGCAGACTCTTTCCTCCGCTATAAACGAGACAGGCAATCGGCAGCTCGAGCTCGCGTATTATTTGGTTTTGATGGGTGATGTCGGTCGTATCGGATTCGACCAAAGCATATCGGAACTCCGTCACATTTTCATTTTTGACGCCTTTGCCGTCCAGAGGATTGAAGCGTATCCACGCCCCCGCCTCCGGCTTGCAGTCGCCTATTACGCGACCTATGTCGCCCTCGCATTTGCTCAGAGCCTCTATAAGCTCTCCCGCAGTCCTGGTATACACGCCTTTCGTCGGCAGGTATTTACTGTCTTTCTCCCAGCTTTCGGTGACATAACCGACCGTCTCCCCCGCCTCAAAGAGCGTTTCGAGATATTTGGTAATCTGCTCTACGGGATTCCATTTGTCGGGAATATTCAACTCCTTGCCTTCAATCCAGCTTTTGTCGACAAGAACAAGATCATCCTTTTGTTCTCCGATAACGCTGTCCCAATCGAGTGCGCCGTCATCCGCCTGAAAATGCCAGCCGTTGTCTTTTGCCATCTGAACGATAGTCCCCGCCGTAACCGGTGCAGCGGCGCCGTTGAAGGTATTCCACTTTTTTTCGCAGTCGCCGGCATGATAGCGCTTGTCCGGGCGTGACCACTCATCCCAGTCATCGCAGCTGTATCCCTCATGCTTAAGCGCCATGCCGACTTCCACCCATTCGGAATATGTGCAAGCAGCCGGGTCTATGTATTTTATGAGCTCTTTTAAGTCGAGCTTTTCTTCTGTCATATCATCATTGCCTCCGGTTTGTAGTCTTTAGGCACAATGCCGCGCGGAACTCGCCAGTCGTTCGCCGCTATGCGATTAATCATTTTTGTTGCGGCATCGAAGCTCCATTCGCCGACATGCAGAAAGCCGCGAGACTCTAAAAAGCGTATCTGTTTCGGCGTTGTGAGACCTTCTTCGCGGCGCTTGCTGAGGCGGTCAAGCAGCAGCTTTGCCTTGCCGGCGCTCCCGATTTCGTCGGGGAATATGCCGAGCTTTTCGAGCGTTTTAATCTGTTTTTCCGTCGGCGGAGCGCATTCCCAACCGAACGCCGGAACATAGCTTGAAAGATCCTGCGCGGAAATCGACATTTCATACTGCAGCGGGTCGACAAGTCTGCGCTTGCGCTTCCTCATTTCCTTGAGCTGCGCCGCAAGAGCTTCTTCACGCTGAGCGACGACATCGCTCTCGGCCTGCTGCTCGGCAGCCTCAATATCAACCGGACAACCTGCCGCTTCGATATTCTCCGTCATCTTTTTTGCGACCTCTTCGTTTTCACATATCAGATGAGCAGGATGACAAAGTTCATGGCGTTCAGTGTGCCACAAGAAATCGAGCAGCAGAAGATCCTTCTTGCCGGGCGCAAGGCGCGTTCCGCGCCCGACCATTTGACTGTATAGGCTTCTGACCTTTGTCGGTCTTAACACGATGACGCAATCGACCGCCGGGCAGTCCCATCCTTCCGTCAAGAGCATGGAGTTACAAAGCACATTATATTCGCCGCGCTCAAAGGCTTCGATTATCTCCGCTCTGTCCTGACTTCCGCCGTTGACTTCTGCAGCCTTGAAACCGCGCTCATTCAGAATATCCCGAAATTTTTGCGAGGTCTTTATAAGCGGCAGAAACACGACTGTTTTGCGCTCCTTGCAGTTCTTTATCATCTCGTCGGCAATCTGATACAGATACGGATCCAGGGCGTTGTCGATATCGGCCGCCTTGAAATCTCCGTTCTGCATTGCAACTCCCGTCAGGTCGAGATTCAGCGGAATTGTAAGAGCCTTTATCGGCGCAAGATAACCGTCTTTGATAGCCTGCGGAAGAGTGTATTCATAAGCAAGGGAATCAAAGTATGTGCCGAGATTGCGCATATCGCCTCTGTCCGGCGTAGCGGTGACGCCTAAGACATGCGCGTCTCCAAAGTGCTCAAGCACGCGCTGATAACCATCGGAAAGGCAGTGATGCGCCTCGTCGATGATTATGGCGTCAAAATAGTCGCTGTCGAACTGTTCGAGCCGTTTTTCTCTCTGTAAAGATTGCACCGAGCCAACGGTTATACGGTACCAGCTGCCGAGGCAGCTTTCTTCGGCTTTCTCTGTGGCACACATCAAGCCGGTAAATTTCAGTATTTTGTCCGCCGCTTGTTCAAGCAGCTCGCCGCGGTGAGCGAGCACAAGAACCCGCTCACCGTTCTGAACACACTGCTTTGCAACATTAGCGAAAACGACTGTTTTGCCGGTGCCGGTCGGCAGGACAAGCAATGTGCGGTTATTGCCGCTCGCCCACTCGTTGAATATTGCCCGTTCTGCTTCCAGCTGATAAGGTCTCGCGTCCAAGGATTAAAAATTCCCCGGAGTGAAAGCGGGACGCTGAGTGGATTCGTCCGGCTCAAGGAATTTCTTGACCTCATTGTAATAATTATCGTTGTAAAGCCTCTGCCCTATCTTGCAGCGGCCTTTTGAACCTACAACCTGCGCCCAGTTCATTCTCAGAGGTTCGCCGTGTTTCTTCTGACCGATACTGATAAAAAACGCGCACACAAGCCCTTCTGTTTTACGCGAGAGGAAAAGATTATGTTTGACGATTGCTGTGCCCTGCGGCGCGTCTATCTGAAGCGTAAGCTCCGCTTTCGGGCAGGCAGACATTTTCTCCGAGCCGTTGAAATAGCCGCGCTCAAAGCTTTTGACGGTGAATTCATATTCCCCTTCCGGCAGAAGTACAAATTCGTTTTCGGCTTCGATTACACTGTCCCAGTCGAGGGCGTCGTTTCTGTTGGTATTGTAGTTTTCGTTCATAGTTAATACTCCTTTTTATTTAAAATTTTCTTATATGATTGACGATGATATCGTAGACCTGCTCCCATGCACCGATAAGGCAGCCGTTAATGAAAGCTTCGCCATAATTGAGAATCGGTGTGTCGGCAGTGAAGTAACCTTTCCATGCTACTGCATTTCTAAGCTCATCTTCGGTAACGTTGTTCGCCGTCATGAGTTCACGCAGCGCTGCCGGTAAGCCAGAACTCGGTTCAGTGTTCTCAGTGTTCGGGGTAGGCTCATCGGCATCGGCGGTAAACTCGTCGATTTTTGCCTTGAGCTCCTCTATGCTTTTTTTCGGCGGGTCGGGCAGCGCATTCGTCTGCGGCTTATCTTCCGGCGCCGCTGCGACATATGCACCGGAAGACGGAATAAACGGTGCGATGACGCTGAAATCGAAATCGACCTCGTCCGGCAGCCCGTATCTGTTCTTCGCATCCCAGCAGGGATGATGATTGGTATACATTACCCTTCTGCCGCCCTGTGCCTTTCTGCTGTCGGTCTTCTCGTCCTTTATCACGAACGTCTTATAGTTGACGAAGAGAACCGTGTCTGCCCATTCTTTTACGATCGGCGCGACATTTTTTGAAAGTTTCATCTCCCAGCGGTCGTATGCGCCGAGCTCGTCCGGCTGCTCAAACTTACGCATTTTGGCGTGAGCGGTCAGCACGACGTTAATACCTTTTGATATAACCTCATTGAGCAGGTCAAGAAGCCTGCCGAACTCTTCGTAGAGCTTTGTATAGCCCTTGCCGTATCCGAAGTCCTCAATGCTCTGTTTGTGATTTACGGAACATATATGATTACTTGCAAGCTGCTCTGCCCAGTCCGCTGTGTCGATGACAAGCGTCATACACCGTTCGGGGTGATCGCGAACATATTTGACCTCTTCGAGAAGCATCGTCCAACTGCTCGGTTTGTCAAAACGCTTAACGTTCAGCCTCTTTGTGCTGCCTTCCGTGTCGATGAAAATCGCGCCCGGGAACTTGGAAGCAAAGGTTGATTTGCCGATTCCCTCCGGACCGTAAACTATGACCCGCTGTGCATCTTCGATTATTCCTGATGTTATGTTCATTAAAACTGTCCTGCCTTCCATGTTTTTTTAGTCTCCGTCGGTTCGTTCACCACATATCCGTCCTCTATAAGGACACTGCATTCATCGCCGGTGCTGACCCTCGTTGCTATCGCCTGCAGCCCCTCAGACTCAAGCCATTTGCCGAACTCAGCAAGAGTGTCAAGATCCATCTGCTCGAGCTTATCAAGCAACACAAACCCGCAACTGGGGTTGAGCTTGCGCACGATGGCCGTGGAAACCTTGAGCTGATCTGCTCCGGACATATTGTCCCACTTGAAGCCGTTGTATGTCAGCTCGCCATCCTTGACCGACAGCCCCGGCAACGGAAGCTGTGCGGACTTGAGCAAGTCGGTTTTCTTTTGCCTGACATCTTCAAGCTCGTTCGTCAGCTGGCTGTACTGAGTCTGATACGCTTTCGCATCCTCTTCCGCTTTCTCTTTTTCAAGGTTGGCACGGATTTTAATGTTGATTTTCTCAACATTTTCAATGTCCTCTTCAAGCTCGGCGGTGCTCAGATCCTCGAGGTGCTCCGTCTCCATGTGCGCGATTCTGAGGTCATCCATAAGGCTCTGCTGCTCCGTCATAAGACGTTGAAGCTCAGCCTGGATTCCGTTTATTTTGCTGTTGACGGCGTCATAGTGATGCTGTATCTCGGAGGCTCGGTCACGCTTGCGCTTATTCTCGGCGTTATGCGCAATAATACCTTGCTGCTGTTTGATAAGCTCGGATGCGGAAATCAGCTGCTCCGGTACATCCGGATACTCCGTCATCTCTCTGGCATACTTTACCTTCTGGTCGGCTATCTGACCGATAGCGTGGCGTCTGTTGTAAAGCTCTGTCGCGTCATGTTCGAGCTGCGCGAGCTGATCTCCGACGCCGATAATGCGCAACAGTGTATCGGCTTTTTCTTTATTTGATGCCGTCATAAATCTCGGCAAGTCCAGCGCGAGCTGAGAAACGAACTCGTTAATAAGCTGCTGACCGCCTTTTCTGCCGGTAGGGTCTGTGACCTTCAAGGTGCTGTTCTTCCCGGTGCGCTCTACTATGATGCCGCTGTCCATTGTGATTTTGAGATTGGGCGGCAGTACAGAACCCTCACGCTGTGGCTCTGACGGACGAAATCTATCGCCCCCAAGCGCCCATGCAATGCTGTCGAGCACAGAGGTCTTACCCTGACCGTTACGCCCGCCTATCACAGTCAGACCGTTTTCGGTGGGCTCGATTTTGACCGCCTTAATACGCTTTACATTCTCGAGCTCAAGGCTGTTTATCTTCATTTGACATTAGTCTCCCTTCGTGTTATCATGATGTTGAGGTTTTACCTTTGCCGTCTTCGCTGCCCACTCAGCGTTGGCGGCTTTTATAATATGCGCAGCCGTCTTCCGTCGGCGGCGATTCGCGAAAAATCCCGGTCTCGTGGGTGTACATACATGCCGTGCCGTCCCAGTCGCCGCACGGCGCTGCCATGCGTCTGCGCCAGTCACAGCTGTTGCAGACCGCCATTTTGCGCCACGGGTCTCGTCCGCGCTTCGGTGCCGGTGCCGGTGCCGACACGATTACTTGCTGCCGCCGATGGTCGGTCAAGCCGGCGAGATAATCAATTGACACATCAAAATACTGCGCTATGTTCACCGCCATCGGCAGCGACGGACAGCTCTTGCCGTGCATATACGCCGATACCATGTTAGGCGCAGTGCCGAGCGTCGCTGCAAGGTCTTTCTGCGTGACTTTCGGCACGCTTTCGCGCATCAGGTCTTTTAGCCTGGCAGATAGGATTTGCACGTCGAACGGGCTTTTAGTTGTCTGGTTTCCCATTGCGTTTTGTCTCCTTTCTGTTTAAAATTTTTGCTTTGAGGTCGTCCTCGAATGCTATGAGCTTGTCCTCATGCCAAAAGCCGTAGAGCAGCAGCAGTATTCCGACTATCTCCATTACGGTGCGAATCAAAAAAAAAAATAAAAGTCATGTTCATCCTCCTTTTTAATAGTCTAATAGCCTATGCCTATATAATCGAGTACCCGAGCCCAACCGTATTTTTCTCCCGTAAGCTCGTCGGTACAGCATTTATACATCCAATACTCCCATTCTTTCGGGTTTCTCTCCTTGAGTTGGTCGAAACGGTGCGGACGCTTTTCAAGTTGAATACCAAAGCCGCACATTGAGCACCCCGTTCTTTGTGCTCCCGTAGTTCTTAATTGCCCGTTCTCGTCCCTCTCGATAGTTCCGTAAATTTCGGGGACGGGAACGTTTAAGTCGAGGGCGAGTTGCAAAAGGTCTTGTCGTGAAAAAATAGCAAAGGGTGCGGAGCGTATCGTAGACTTACCGAAGTAATTACACCCGTTGAGCATTAAAGATTTTGCACGTCGTCCGCCCTCCGACGCCATAAGCCCCAGGAATGGGACGCTATTATGTTCTTTCGCCCAGTCGTCGCAAGGCTTTTCCTTGAGATAGTAACAGCATTTCGACGATACCTTAAAATTTGGTATTTGATAGTTTGTACCCTCGTAGTCGTTGGCGTAGCCTCCGAATTTTTCAAGCCATTTTTGCGACATTTTCATACGGCTGTTTTTTTGAAAGCCGCCGTATTCTCCTGTTTCGCCCGTTATAATAGCGTGCCTTACTGTTTTATTCTTTTCTGTCGGGTTTGCGAGAGTTTCTATTTTTGCCGCGATTTCTTTTGAGAGAACAGGAAAGCCAAACTCTTGTATTATTTGCGGTTTCGTCCAACGCGTGCCGTCTGGCTTTACCGCCGAAACGAGCCGCTCTATGCCGAGTTGTTTATGTATACGCTGTATGCTCAAGTCCTCGAGGTATGACACGCTAATACCTGGAGCGTCAATACCTATTGATTTAAGAAAGAGAAAAAGAGTAATACTGTCTAATCCTCCTACCGATACGTGATAATTAAGGTCGCGCATATCACACTCGCGTACAAATTCGCGAGCGCGTATTGTCGCATACTTTACCTTAAAGTTGTAATCCATTTTCTGCTTAACGATAAAATCTGCTATTTTTCTTTTACCGTCGATACGTTCCATTTTTTCTAAAACACTTTCCATTTCCTTTCCTTCTTTCTATATATCGGTCGCATATACTATTATCACGGTCAAAGCCGTTAACCACCCCAGCACCGCATGTAAACGTGCATATTTTAAGTTCTTAGGATTATCATCCAATTCCAGTATAATAAGCCCAATTAAATTTGTAAGCATACAATAGCTTGAACAAATTATCGGTATAAGAAGTAGCTTATTCATTCCCCCGCCTCCCCAAAAAACCTGTGCCCGCCTATCGTACAAACATAGGTCTGCGACTCATGCCATTCGCTGCTCACAAGCGCCGGTGCGTAGAAGAAAAGTATCTTCGCGTCTGTCACCGTCTCGCCGGCATCAAAGACTGCGGCGACGGCTTCCCTCGTCTCTGCGTTCGGTTCTACCCGGCGGTCGGTGTAACCATACTCCGCAACTATCTCCGCGGGGCGTTTGCCGGTCTTTTCACACGCATTTAAAATGCACTGTGAGACCGCCATTTTGCCATCAAACGGCTCGATTCCAGATTCAGCCATAACAACCTTGCATATAAGCTCTCGCTCGTCTGCGGTCAACCGGTAGCGTGCTGTGGGTATCTGCGCCGATACCGTCGGTTCAGGCGCGGTAATCGGTTCTGTCTCCGGAACCGCTGCCGCCGCGAAAAGCAGGACAAGCGCCAGCACTGCGGCAATTGTTAAAAATCCTTTTGTCATTTTGATGTCTCCTTTCTGTTTTTGCCCTTAGCTCACCATAAGACCAATGTCTCCGCGCTTGAACTGCTCAAGCCGGTCAAGCCTAATGTGGTACGAGTACGACCCGCTCGGATTTTTGATCGCGATACAGAAGGTGCATTTTCCCTCCCTCGCGAGCAGCCTGATCTGGTGCGGCGGTATGTAGATAACCTCTCTCAGGTACATTGACGCCTCGTCGACTGACATAAGTGCCATTTTTTTACGCATGGTGTTTTCCTCCTTTTAATTGATGTAATATGGATTTTTTGTTTTTCTCCCCCGCCTTGTTTTCGCATTTAGCCATTTTGGCTAATGATTAGGCAAAAAAATATTCGTCTTTATTTCTGATCTTCAGAGCACTGGCAACGGCTTCTATCTCGCTCACCTTGAATTCAGACCTGTTATTTATCTTGTAATTCATTGCCTGATAGGAGATTCCGAGGATTTTCGCCAGTTCGGCCTGTGTGATTCCGGCCTCCACCATTTTTGCCTTCAGCTTATTTGTCGCGGTCATTATGTTTTTCGCCTCCTTTCTTTTAGCCGTTTTGGCTATACACATATCATAATTGTTATTAGCCAGTTTGTCA